TCCCAAACGAAGATGAAAGGGCTGACCGCTTAAACTCCCAAGTTGACCCTGTTACCGCAACAAGCCCCATCGGTGAAATGGTTGGGTTTGGGTCGGTTCAGCTTTACCCACAGGTTCAGTACACTGGCAAATACACTTTCCTTCGCCGCCCGGCAAAACCATATTTTGCATATACTCTTATCAGCGGCAGGGTCATAACGTATGATCCAGTTAATTCCGTTCAACTCGAATGGGCCGAAGACTGGCAAAACCAAGTCCTAATTAATGCTTTGGATTCAGTTGGAATAAACATAAGCGCAGGAGATATTAGCCAGTGGGCGCAGTCAAATATTCAGCAATCCCTTAACACCCTCAATAAAAACTAATGGCCGTAGTGACTATATACAGGTTATCTGAGGAAATTTTGAAGTTAATTTCAGGGGGAGACATTCAGGCAGCATCTAATGTAACGCTGAATGAACTTAAGATTGCCATTGGTCAGGTATGCAATCAATTGTTAAAAGCTGAATATTTACAGATAAACGGGAAGGCTGGCGAAACAATTCCAAACGGAACAATGATTGGTGAATACGAAGGGATTGTGCCAAGAGCATGGGTTAATGGCAGAAGCAAGGCAACGCTTCCAATCAAACCAGTGAAACTATTCCGGAATATGGGTATATGGTCTGTGTTCTTTACTGATGATCCCTCCAATGAATTTATCCCTCTTCAAATGGGGCAAATGAATATGCTGAAATCTCAGCCCATGATTAATGATTTACTTGGACAGGTTGGGTATGAGCAATTGGGAGGAATGGAGATTGGTTTTAGCAAAGATTTGACCGTTATGAATCCGGGTAAAACCATAAGCATGAGGCTTGCCATCATGGACATTTCTCAGTATGGAGACTATGATCCACTTCCCATCATGCCCGAAATGGAATTTACCATCAAGCAGGAAATATATAAACTGTATTCAAGCGAAGGAGTAGGAGATAAATTGGCAGACATAACTACAAAACAACAACAAAACATCCCTCTTAAACAGCAAACTCAATCATGATCTTTGCCAACCTTGATATGATAGTAAGGAGAACTCTTTTGGAGAAAGGGTTGCCCATCCATTATTACTTGGAGGTAATGTTGCATCAAAGTGCAGCCATAAGAGAGTTAAGCAAAGATTCCCTGAAAATTATCAACACGGTCACGCTCCCGGTTAATAGTTATTCTGCTATTGATCTTCCGGATGATTTTAAAGATGATGTAGGAGTAGCTATAGCCGTTGGAAATTTGTTGCAGCCAGTTCCTAAAAAAAGCAGTATAACCCCACTAAGGCAGGTAGATGATGATGGGAATTATATTTCCTATTCCACGCCGCAGGAACACGGTGAAACAACATTTGGCTTTGTAGGATCATGGTTCTGGTATTGGAACATTTCAGATTATGGCGAGCCAACAGGGAAATTATATGGCGCTGGCGGGGGTGCAAAACAAAACGGTTATGCCGTATTCAAAGAGCGCAGGCAAATACAATTGAGCGAAACATTTACAAGCGGAGATGTTGTATTAATGTATGTTTCAAGCGGCCAGAGTGTAGACAATGCTACTCAAATTGATTGGGACGCTTTTGCCGCTATCCAAGCATATAGCAATTGGAAGCAAAGCGGGAATGCCGATTTGAAAGATTCGCCTGAAGCGAGAACGTGGTATAACGAAAGGAGACTTTTGAGAGCCAACCTGAATGATCTCACGTTAGTTGATCTGAAGAATATAATGAGAGAACAGTATAGAGCAAGCATGAAGAATTAAAAAATGCCAATACAGCAAGAGAAAAAATATTTTGCAGACCCCCAATCAGGTGGCCTGAATGCGGATGATTCTAGCGCAGTCGTTGGTGTAAACGAATGGGTTAATATGGAGAATTGCCGTACTGGAAGTACTGATGCTGGCGTAACCGGAACCGTTGAAAGTATTGGCGGGACTCTTCTTAAATCTGTTCCTCAGCCCTCAGCCACCTTCATTGAAATCCTGTCCGTTTCTGATGATGTTAATCGCCGAATAATATACTTCAAATACTGTACCACTGGCCCATTTCATAAAATAACCTGCTATTCTGCTATTGATGATACCGAGTATACGGTGTTGTTGAGTACTCAGGTAACGGGAGGTCTTAACTTCAGCAAAGATATTCCCTACCATAGCGCACGAATAGTAAATGGGATGCTATATTGGGTGGAAGGATTTGTGAACCAGCCACGGAAAATTAATATCGATAGCGGTATTTTGCTTAATCATCCCACATACAACTCAAACGCACAGCCATACGTTGCCCCTCTTAATTTTGACGAGATCACTACCATAAAGCCGCCGCCACAGCTTGCCCCAAATATCCAGAAGGCCTACGATAGCGGGTTTATAAATAACTTTATTGCTAACGACTCATTCGAATTTGCTTTCGCGTATACTTATTATGATAATGAAGAAACCGTAGTAGGAACTTATAGCCCCGCCTCCCGCTTAAACGTACCAACTGACAACTATAATTACATAGCAGTTCAGATGGATGCAGGACAGCGAATACCAAATACTGTTAAGATTGTAAGCCTTGTGGTAAGATTTGGCAATACCAACAATGCCAAAACAGTAAAGACGTGGGACAAAAGGGTGGCAAGCGAACTGGCAGAAATTGAATCTCAAAACAACCTTGTTCAGCTATTAACTTTCAATTTCTATAATAACATTACTGGCCCCGCTGTTCCGGAAGATTATGTGTTAAAGCCATTCGATAATGTTCCGCTTTATGCTATGGCATTAGAGACGGCAAAGAACCGTTTGTTTCTTGGAAATGTAATCAGCGGATACGATACGCCATCAACAACTTCCCTTCAGATAACACAAAATATAACCGGCATATCTGGAACGAACTCTATTGTAAAATCGCTCATTGAAGTACGGGCAAAGGTTGGTGTCGCAGGGCCAAATAATGATTATGGGTATGGCGGCTGGTATGTATACCTCACTTCTACAGATATAAATGTTCCCGGCTATTACCTGCTAAATGGAACTGAAAAAACGCAATTGCTGAATGATAGCAGTTGGACGTATAATCCAGCGCTTGACCCTCCACCCACCTCCACTTCTCTTGCGGGGTTAACATTCATTGGGGCTAGTCAGGCAGAAGTTACTGATTATATTATCGGAGGCAACTCACTAGAAGGAAGCGCCTTTTACACACGGTCAAATCTACTGACCGTAACCGGAATAACGTCAAGCATTGATTCAATAATGAAGAGCCGATCTAGCTATAAGGCTGGCGTTGTGTTCTATGATTTTGCCATGAGGAAATGCGGCGTTGTGACTAACGACGGACTTGTAATAAATATCAATTCAAGGAACTACGATTACACGGTAGCTACCAGAAACCTTACTTGGTCTTTGAGCAACGCGGATGCAACCAATGAAATCCCTGAGTGGGCGTACTTCTATACTCCTGTAAGAACGCTGAACCTTAGAACAAGGTATTTCATTGACTCATTTACCAATGCAGCCAAATACGCTACCAAAGACGCTGATGGTAATTACGAGTTCACCAATGACACATTCATTCCTTCTGTAGTAGGGATAGGACTAGATACAACCGCCCTTGTTCAGTCAGGACTTGGGTATGTTTTTACGCAAGGTGATGTTGCTGTATTAATTGATAATGCCAATAATAATTATGAATTACCTGTAATAGGCCAGTCTGGAAACTACATCATAGTTAGCGCAAGGGATATAGGTAATCTATCTACATTAAAACTCATTTACGAAATCTATGCCCCTTATCAAACCAGCGACCAAGAGCCGTTCTTTGAAGTTGGACAAATGTACCAGATAACAAATCCCGGAACTTCACTAAGGCAGTATAGCGTAACTACAGATGTTTTTGTAGCAGACTCTTACACAATAACAAGAAATTTTGATTCCGATACTTATGCCGCCGAAGCTATGTCACCCAACGATCTTTTTTATCAAAGGTGGGATAACGATGGCGGTAAGCCAAATTTCATTACGAAGCTAGGTCAAACCGAAAAACCAAATTTTATCTATTGGAGCAACACATATATTCCGGGAACATCAGTCAATGGCCTCAGTACTTTTGAGCCTTTAAATCAAACCAATGTTCCAGAAGATTGCGGCCCCATTCAAAAACTGATTCTCACCTCAAAAATTCAGGCAGAAGGGACAGTAATGTTAGGGGTTTGTAATATTGAAACAGTTTCCATGTATTTGGGAGAGACTCAGATTATTGACAGTACCGGCCAAACACAATTCTTTTCTTCATCTTCAGGTGTAATAAGTACAATTAATATCCTGAAGGGGTCTTTCGGCACATCAAACCCTGAATCAGTGGTTGAATACCGTGGCAATGTATTCTGGCTGGATGTGTCAAGCGGAAAGTATATCCAGTATAGCACCAACGGTCTATTCCCAATCTCAAATTACAAGATGACCCGTTTCTGGAAACTGTTCTGTGATTTGTATATGTCTACTTCTGCCGCAACGATGGAAGGATTTGGAAGCAGGCCATTTGTTTATTCTACCGTAGACCCACATCATAATGAACTTCTGGTATGCGTGCCTAAACTGTCTGCCACGCCTCCAAAAGGATATTTACCTGATTATCCATCCACTATTTATCCATTTGATATTTTCGACGCTCAGGCAAAAACGATAGTGTACGATCTTGGGGACGGGTTGGGCAAGCCAGTTTATAAAGGTTCATACTCATGGGTTGTAGAAGGATTTGCTACTCTCGATAATGATCTTTATTCATTCAGGCTGGGCCAGCTTTATTTACATAATCAGGTAAGTAATACAAATGAATTTTTCGGAGTGCAGTATAAGGCAAAGATCATGTTCGTTTCAAACATGGTAACTAATATTCCGAAGGTTTATAA